TTTACAGATTGACTATCTACTATACAGGCACTCGGCTGCTCATTCCTTCCTATTTTTCTTCTACTATATTTTGTAATTTCATAATTCATTTTCTCAAAAATTCCCTGCTTCTTCCATTGCCTGAACTGCTCATACACAGTCTTCCATAGCGGAAAATCATTTGGTAAATACCGCCATTGACACCCTGTACGCAATACATAGAAAATTGCTTCTAATATTTCTCTTTTGCTATACTTTGGCGGCCTTCCTCCTTTCTTGTATGATACTCTGAAGTGTTTTTCTATTCTTGCCCATTCCCTTTCGCTTAGATCTGTTGGATACTTTTTTCTCATCTTTACCCCGTACTAAAATTTCAGATATTATAGCCTTTTACTTGTTTCCGGACAACCTCTTAGCTCTGTTCCCTCTACTGGCAGTTTATCGCTACTTATCCTTTTTCCCTTCTCTAGTCGATCTGCCAGGTATTCTAGTCTTTTTGCCCCTTTTCTTGATATTTCTCCGTACGCTTTTTCCTGCATTCTATAAGCTAATCTTGGTATCAGGTATTTCTTTGAGTATCTAGGCGCTCCTTCTCCATATACCTTTTTCCATATTTTCCTCACCTCTTCCAACGCTTTTTTCTCTAAATTCATTACTTTCTTTTCTATTTCTTCCTTTCTTTCCATATTTTCAGCCTCTCATAATTTCTCAAATAACTTTTCTATTCTGTCTGTTTCTTTCTTCAATACTTCAGTTACCTCTTTACTATTTTTCGCATAATCCATCGCTGTCATCCCAAATTTATCTGCTTGTTCTATTTCAGCCCCTGCTTTTACTAGCTCCTCCACTATTTCCACTTTCCCCACCATACATGCAAGGTGCAGCGGTGTGCATTTACTGCCATACTCTTCAGCATTTACATTCCCTCCTGATTTTATCAATTCTCTAACTGTTTCTAGACGTTTCTCCGTTATCGCTAGGTGCAGTGCTGTATATCCTTCTACATCCGCTGCATTCACATTCGCTCCTTTTTCAACTAATAAGCTCACTGTTTTTCCGTCTACTGCATAATGCAGTTCCTTTTTTGTCCCCTTAATATTTTTACCTGAGTTCTCTAATAATTCTTTTAGTGCATCCTCTTTTTCTTTTTTACTCATAACCTACCTCACCTTTTCTTTAAATTTAAGTCCCTTTTTTAATTCTCACCACCTCATCTATCATTTCGTTTACTTGGCACATTATCTTGGTTGCTAAATTTTGACATTCTTTCTTTATTAATGATTTGTCTCTCTTCCTTATTTCTTCGATCTCCATTATTTTTAGCTCTGGCATATAGCTCCTATCCAACTTGTCTGCTATTTCTCCCACTAGCCCCTCTATTCCATAGCACGTCAGTTTTCTACTTTTTGTTACTCCACCTTTTGCTCTCAAAAATTTACTTGCCTTTTCACTCTCTTCCCTATCACATAGACAATACTTTTCACTTTCCCATATGTAATACATTGGTGTTGAACCATACTTATTCAGTTGATTAACTTCAGATCCTGCTTTTACTAGCTCTTTTATTATTTCAACTCCTGCTCCTCCTATTTTACATGCAGAGTGCAGTGGCGTACATCCACTGACATATTGAGTGGCATTTATTTCCGCTCCTGACCTTAGCAGTACTTTTACATTTTCTAAACTTTTTGCGAATACTGCACAGTGCAGTGGCGTATAACCATTTTTATCTCTTGCATTGATCTCCGCTCCTTTTTCTATTAATAACCTCACTGTTTTGTGATCGGAATTTTCTACTGCATGGTGCAATACTGTTTCTCCTTTTTCATCCCTTTTATTAATATTTTTAAATCCATTCCTTGATACTTCTTTAAAAAACTTGTTAAAAGATTCTTTCTTTTCTTCGCTGAACCCCATTTCATACCTCACAAAATTATCTTTTCTAGCGCCAGACAAATTTCTTATATTTACCTGCTGCTATTCAAGTTATGTGCGTTTTGGCATAAAAAGGCAAGTCTTTTTTCGCGTAGTACACCTTTTTAACTAAATACTAATATAGTATATGAAGATATAAATATATATGCTTAATGCATTAAACATATTACTTGTTTCTCTTCCCAACCTCTGTTCAAATGACGATGTTCGTGCCACGTTAGTACGCCTGGGTAAAACACTAAAACGTAATTTTCCGGTTCATGTATTGAATCCTTTTGCTCTGAATTTAAATCCCTTTCAAAATGAATATTGTGCTCTGCCACACCAAATATTATAACTTTTTGGTTGGTAAAATCTTCTACTTTGTAGTGGTGAGTAACGCTAAACCTTTCTAAAATTGGCTTGTGTTTTAAATTCCACAGTTGTTCAGATAGTTTATCACTTCCTAGTAAAAATTTACTTCCTTTCTCTTCTCCACTCGTAACCGGAAAACACGCGTTTATTTCTCCTAAGTTCCAGCTATCTGATAATACTATCTGCGCTTTAGCAAACTTAATCTTAGGTAATAAGCTCTGTGGTAGCGGATATAGCGCTTTGAAGTTATACCACACATGATTTCGTTCATAAATACCGTTGTAGTTCTTAGTATGAGGCTCGGTTTCTCCAAGTATTGCTACATCCAAGCGATATATGTCATTGCTTAAAGCTCGTTCATAATGATCGCGTAGATAGTTTTCTACAATCCTAATAACCGGACCATGAGACCTGAAAAAATTTACTCTTCCAAATGATAAAACTGGCCCATCTTTTTCTATTTTTACCCCGGAATAATCCGATAATAAACTTCCGAAAAAACTCTCATCCAATATGAACCTGCTAATGTTGTAATAATCGTTAAAAATCCTCATTAGCCTCGATCTTGCAGGCAATGATAGTTTTGCTAGTTCTACTACTGCATCAACGAAGAAGTCATTCGGAACATCTTTTATCCCTATCTGCAGTTCAAAGAAGTGCTTGCCAGATGGTTCTTCGATAATTGTAATATCTTCTATATTTGCCCATTTTAGTGCTATTTTCAGTGAAGCAGGTGTTCCTCTTAAACGCTGAAATTTTATCCCTTTTTTTATCGCCTTTCTTTTGTTTTTTACCCAATGTAGGATTTCTCCTAGCCCATATTCCTCTATTATCCATGGCAACACTTTTTCCCCTTGGCTAAATTTAAACCCTCTGATACAACCAGGATCTACTTTGTAATCTATTGCATCAACCAGCGCTTTTTCCTTTTTTGTTGCGTTTGGCGGTAATAGCATTAATTTAACTCAACATTTAAACTTTTTAAGAAAGCGCACTCATTTCCTTTCACAACTATGTCTTCTCTTGGCTCTATTAATTCCACGTTTTCTACTCCTTCCATAAACAAATTGGCTATTATCCATGATCTTGTTACCTTCCATCCTAATCTTTTCGTTGTTCCAAATTTTTCGATAAATTTCTTCTTCACCGTTTCAATAATATCTGGTCTTTTAATGCTAATTTTACTGTGGATATCTATTTCTATCATATTGCAACTTACCACTTCAACTGTATCTGTTAAAATCCTCACATCCTCCCTGTTTAGCTGATTTTTGACAATTTCTAGTAATTCTTCTTGCAGTGTGGATAATTCTGTGGATAAGATTGAAACTTGTACTTTCCCTGGTATAGGTGATTCTACTAATGCATCCTTTACTCTACTATCTGCTGACAGTGCATGATATCGATAGTGTTCTTTACTTCCTCCCGTGCTCCAGCCTATTATCTTTGCTTTAATTATTTTTCTAAAACGTTCGTCATCTTCTTCTTTCTGCCTCTCCACTCCATAAAATTCAGCTAAATTATCAAGATCTTCTCCTGTCGCAAACTTAAGTAAATTACTCTTTACTGCTTCGTTTATCCTTTGTCTCAGCAAAAGCTCTCTCCAGGCTGCTACTTCTAATACCTTCATCGCTGAGTCACTTTCTACTAATGCCGTAAAACTTTCATCTCGACTTATTAATTCTTCTTTCATACGTGAAAAGATTTCTTCGAAGTTCAGTGGCTCAATAATGTTAGTCTGCTGCATCTTTATACTACAACCTCATCGAAGCGAATCTTTTTCCCCATTGGTACGTACAACCCTTCCAGGTCAAGCGTTACTTTTCCCTCTTTTACTTCTGTCATTTTTACTTTTTCTAATTTAAACCTTTTTTCCCATTTTTCCAAAGCTTCTGCAGTTGCTGCGTAAATTTCTAGTGTTAAATCACGATTAACTGGCTTATCCAATAATTCAAATAGCCTAGACCCGTAATTCCTCATCATAATTCGTGATCCTATAGGAGTCGTAAGTATATCAATTATTGATTGCTTTAAGTGCTCTATTCCTTCTAACGCTTTTCCTGTTTTACCATCCATACCCTTCATTTCTATTTTGCAAAGACGCTTTTACTGCCTTTTATTACTTTTAACCCACAAGATACTGAATCCCCTACTCTTCCTACACCATGACCATTTGCAAACACTGTTTTTGATCCTTGAATCATTACTTTTCCTTCGTTAAAATTGTCTCCTTTCCTACAGACTGGGAAATCATTTACAAAAACATTATTACTGCCGCTAATGCAAAAATGTGGTGTTGCTTCTCCACAATAATCTCCTACTCGCACAACTGATTTATTCATTTTCCAATTAATTAAGTTCTATTCTATCTGCTTTCAGTTTTATTTCGCTCCTTGTCATCTCTATACTTGATTCCCCAGCTTTCAATGTTATTTTGTCCACTACTTCAATCTCTAAATGATGCTTCTCTTTATCATATAACAATCTTGTCCCATCTTGAATTTTTACACTATTTATTTCTTTTTTA